AGCCGCATCAAGGCATTTCAGGACCGCGTTGCGTCCTTCTGAGGATAGATAAATGGCCGACGTAAAGATCTCCGCCCTTCCTACCGCCACGACCCCGCTTGGCGGCACGGAAGTCCTGCCTATCGTTCAGTCCGGCACCACCAAGAAGGTGTCTATTGCCGATGTGACGGCGGGGCGGGCGATATCGGCGTCGAGCCTTACCCTTTCGTCGCCGCTCGGCGTCGCGTCTGGCGGAACCGGGCTCAACTCGCTAACTGCTGGCCGGATACCGTATGGCGATGGGACAAGCGCGTTTGGTAACAGCGCGAACCTGTTCTGGGACGCGGCGAATAACCAGCTTGATCTAGGCGCAGGCACGGTCTCGGCCCCGTCTCTATCCACCATCTCAGACACTAATACAGGAATTTATTTTCCGGCCGCAGATACCATCGGGTTCGTTGAGGGCGGCGTCGAAGCTATGCGTGTCTCAAGCGCGGGCAACGTAGGTATTAACTCAACGTCCGCAAGCCTACCGCTGACAATAGCAAAAGGAGGCGGCGCAAATCCAGCTACGTCTGGCTCGACACAATCATCTGGAGGTATTGCCCGAATTGGCTCGTCTGGCGTCGCTTCGCTGGATGTCGGGACTTATTCATCCGGTGCGGCCTGGATGCAAGTCACCAACGTAACAGATTTATCGACTAACTATAATCTTGTTCTACAGCCAAATGGCGGCAACGTAGGTATTGGGACGGCTTCGCCGAATACCGCATTATACGCTTTTCGCACAACTTCGGACTGCATTGGTACATTCCAAGGGCAAGCTGTTGCCAGTAGCGGCACAGGGCGCGGCGGCGTTCAATTAGACGTGAACGGAACTGGTGGGTGGGCGCTGCTAAATGACGCTACCAGTGGAACGCGTGCATTTACGATTAGCAGCAATAACGGATACGGGAACGGCACAGCAGAAATGTTGCGGATTGATACTAGCGGCAATATGCTGCTGGGGACTACTTCAAGTCCAACGTCAGGCACGCAATGTCTGACTATAGAAACGGGAACAGCCGCGACAGCATCCCCTGCTGATACAATAACTATTTATTCAACTGATAGATCTGCCGGAAACACCATACCTTCTTTCTATTGTGAAGGTGCCGGGGTTACGAACGCTGGTATAACTAACGTAACGGTCACACATAAAATTGCTATGCGCGTGAATGGAACCATTTATTACTTGCTCGCCACTACGAACGCTACATAAGGATGCGCACATGGCTAACACCTACACATGGGTAATCTCCCAGCTTGATTGCTACCCACAACAGGACGACCACACGGACGTAGTGTTCACCGTCCACTGGAGACGCCAAGCAACTGACGGCACACACACAGCCGACATATACGGCGCACAGTCCGTCACCCTCGCGCCTGACGCGCCCTTCACGCCTTATGAGGATCTGACGTTCGAGCAGGTCGTGGGCTGGCTTGAAGAGTCGTTCGGCCCTGAGTTGCTGGCTGCACAGGTGGCTGCGCTTGACAAGCAGATTGAAAATCAGATCAATCCGCCGGTTGTTAGTCCACCACTTCCATGGAGCAACCCGTGAAATTTACGCTCGAAGAGCTACAAAAACTCGTGAACTTGCTGGACATCGCAACAAAGGCGGGCGGCCTCGCTGTCGCCAGCGAAGCGCTCCCGCTTGTGGCCAAGATTCAGGAAATGGCCAAGTTCGTTGACGTTCAGGAAGAAAACGAGTAACTTTGTTTAACCGACTGGCCGGAAAGCTAGGTAAATGACAGATGATGAACAGGCTGTAGCGGAGATCAGCCCCGCGCCGGAACCGGAAGCCACGGCAGCACCGGAGACCGCTGTAGAATCGCCGGAGGAACAGCAGCCTACAAAATCGTTCACTCAGGAAGAGCTGGACGCCATTGTAAGCAAGCGCCTTGCAAGAGAACAGCGGAAATGGGAACGTGAGCAGGCCCAACGGCTTGCGGAGCAACAGGTTAGACAACCTGTCGCACCTCCTGCGGACCCCAACGATTTCGAGTCGGCTCACCAATATGCGGAAGCGTTGGCGGAGCAGAAGGCGCGGGATCTGTTGGCTCAGCGCGAGGCCGCAAGGCAACAGGCCGAGATCATTGAAGCCTATCGCGACCGTGAAGAGGAAGTAAGGGACAAATACGAAGACTTCGAGCAAGTCGCGTATAATCCCAACCTACCCGTCTCGGACGTTATGGCTCAAGCTATTCAGGCTTCTGATATTGGCCCCGAGGTCATCTATTTCCTCGGATCCAACCCGAAAGAAGCCAGCCGTATATTCCGTTTGCCGCCCGTCTTGCAGGCAAAAGAGATCGGTAAGATTGAAGCCAAATTGGTCGACAATCCGCCGGTCAAGAGGACATCAACCGCGCCAGCGCCTCTTGCGCCTGTCACGGCAACCCGGTCGAACTCTGGCCCGAGACGAGACACGACGGACCCCCGGTCCATAAAGGAAATGTCAACGTCGGAATGGATTGAAGCGGAACGTCAGCGGCAGATCAAGAAGTGGGAAGCGCAGAACCGACGATAGACTGAGCCGCCATTATCGAGTATGATTACTCGAAAATGGAGGCAGAAATGGAGAGTGAAGATCAGACTGCTGACGATCTGAAGCGGCAACGTAACAGAGAGGCGGCGGCGCGATACCGCGAACGAAACCGGGAAAAAGTCAATCAGCGTATGCGTGATTGGCGGGAAAGTAATCGGGAAAAATCTCGTGAACAGGCCCGCGAATGGCGCAACCGGAAGTTAACGAATGGAAGTCCTGAAGAAGTAGCCGCAATACGGCAAGCGGAACGGGATAAAACCAATCGGATTAACGCTCGGTGCAGGGAAGAAGTATTCGCTGCTTATGGTGGATATAGATGTAACTGCTGCGGAGAGACTGAACCTATGTTTCTATCTATAGATCATATAGATAACAACGGTGCCAAAGAACGAAAATCAGGGCTTTACGCAGGAAGCGGATCGGCTTTTTACGGATGGCTCAGAAAAAATGGTTTTCCCCAAGGGTATCAAGTTCTCTGTATGAACTGTCAGGTAGGAAAACATAAGAACGGCGGCGTTTGCCCTCACCAGTCTTCCTAACTTCTTGAAAGGGCTACGAAATGAGCAACAGTCTCTTAACAATCGACATGATTACCCGCAAGGCTTTGGAAATATTAGAAAACAACCTCGTACTGACCCGCACGGTCAACCGCCAGTATGACGACTCTTTCGCCGTTGAAGGCGCGAAGATCGGCTCTACCCTTCGCATCCGTTTGCCCGACCGCGCGCTGGTCACGGACGGCGCGGCGCTTCAGGTGCAGGACGACAACGAGCAGTATACCACGCTCGCGGTTTCCAGCCAGAAGCACATCGGCGTCAACTTCACGACCGCCGAACTCACCATGCAGCTCGACGATTTCGCTGAGCGTGTTCTGAAGCCTCGTATTTCGCAGCTCGCGTCGTCCATCGACGCCGACGTTGCGAACGCCTTCAAATACATCGGCAACTCGGTCGGCACGCCGGGCACGACGCCCGCCACGTCGCTCGTTCTGCTTCAGGCTCAGCAGAAGCTCAACGAGAACGCTGCGGTCATGTCGCCCCGCTATGCGACGGTCAACCCGGCTGCGAACGCCGCGCTGATCGAAGGCATGAAGGGCCTCTTCAACCCGGTCTCGGCGATCTCGAAGCAGTTCAAGAACGGCATGTTCGGCGAAGGCATTCTCGGCTATGACGAGCTGAATATGTCGCAGTCGATCAAGCAATTCACGACCGGCTCGCGCACGGGCACGCTGACGGTCAATGCTACGGTTACGTCGGAAGGCGCGACCAGCATCGTCGTTACGGGCCTCGGCTCGACGGTCGTCAAGGCCGGCGACGTGTTCACGGTCGCTGACTGCTTCGCCGTCAACCCGCAGACCCGTGAGTCGACCGGCTCGCTGTTCCAGTTTGTCTGCCTTGAAGACGTTACGGCGTCCACCACGGCGACGATCAAGGTCAACGCGATGTATTCGGCTTCGCAGGCTCTTGCGACGGTTGACGCTCTGCCGCAGTCCGGCAAGACCGTTACCTTCCTTGGCTCGCCGTCGACCCAGTATCCGCAGAACCTGATCTACCATCGTGACGCGATTGCGTTTGCGACGGCCGATCTGCTTATGCCGAACGGTGTCGACATGGCCTCGCGTCAGGTCCACAATGGTATCTCGCTCCGCGTTGTCCGTCAGTATGACATCAACAACGACCGACTGCCCTGCCGTATTGACGTTCTGTATGGCTACAGCGTCATTCGTCCGCAGATGGCGGTTCGCCTTTGGGGCTAATCAGATGGGGCTTCGGCCCCGTCTTTTTCTCTAATTCAGGAGCAATGAATCATGGCTGCTTATGATCCCGTTACGCAGAGCGCTGCTTATCCGCTCGATACCCTCGGCCCGGATCCGCTTATCCCGAACGCCGTCGGCGGCTACCAGCTTGGCGCTGGCGCGCTGACCGAGCCGCTTATGACCCCGCAGCCCGCCCCGAGCGCGCTGACGGGTGCGACGGTCACGGTCACTGTTGGTAATCTCGCCAACGGCATCATCACCGTTGACTCTGGCGGCACGGACGCTGGCAC